TATATAACCACTGTCAATTTATACATGCGATTTTGCAATATAAATTACAAGTCCTACTAGTGTAGTTAATAATGAGCCAATTATGCCAATTCCAATGCCAACGAGTTTTTTATAAGCCAAAGTTTCTTTTTCGATTAACATAGATTTAATTTCGCTGACTATGGTTTCAACTTTTGCAAGTCTAAGTTCCATAGTATCCATTTTTTCATCCATCCTATTGTAACGCTCGGCACAAAGGTCGACGTGCGCTTCCAAACTTTCTCTTTCATTTGAATATATCTGAGTATTCATCTGCCTTCCCACCGTAGCAGAATTATTTATTACCGTTGTTTAATGATAAAAAGCTGATATTTTTATTTTCTGAATCTGTAAGCGCACATTTTAATGGCAACTTGACAGTTTCATTAAGTCCGCATATAATTGGTAAGTGTTGTATTATTTTAGATAAGTCATTTATATTTGTATTACTCTTAATAATAAAGTCAAACAACCATACATTTTGAAATCCAGTAAATGATTCTCCAAAATCTAAATTTGCAATCTCTCTATAAACTTTGCGTGGTAAATTTATAACTTCAAAATCATCATAAAGACTTATAGATTGCAATAATGATGTCCAATTTTTACTTGGATTTTGTTCGGTCCCTAAATCAAATAGTGTAAAACAACGTATCATATTATTATATAGACAATAAAAAAAGGCGGTAAAAATACCGCCTTTTAATATCTTTATTTTTTCAACTATTAAGTGAATGATAGTTTGAAACCACGGTTTACAACAACTGAACCAGTTGCGTCAACGCTGTTGTTACCATAGTAACCAGCACCGTTACCGCCGTTACGGATCATGCTTTGAACAGTTGAAGCAACTGCACTATCAGTTGAACCTAGACCAGCAGCACCTTCGAGAAGAACGCTGATGTTGCCACTTGAACCTGGCTCTACTTGGTAAGCAAGAACAGTAGTGTTTGCACTAATTGCCTTGAAGATACCTTCAACTGCATAGTTAACACCTAGTTCACTTGCAAGGTTTTGTGCGCTGTTGCTACCACTTGCAATATATAAAGCAAGAGCAACTGGGAACTTGCCGATGAAACTTGCACCAGCAGCAGTTGTAACAAAGCCCTTACCATCACCGATAACGCCAACGTTACCATTTACACGATAAAAATCTGCCATTTTATTAACTCCAAAAAATCTGCGTTTTTGTTACGCTAAGAGTATTTATGTGTTTAGTAAAAAACCTAACATATATGATATTATTTGGATTCGTTAATCTTGCGCAAACCACGCACAAATTTTGCTGGTTCTTGTGTGCGAATACTGTTTAACAATCTGCGTTCAAGTTCATCTGCTTCTGGGGTATCATATGTTTCACGGAGTTGGTTAATTAAATTAATAGCACTATTAATAATGTGGTTAGCACGACTTTCTAAAACAAATCCTGTGTCTTTACCTATTGCCATATGGCTTAATTCATCAAGAATGCTACGAGATTGTTTGCGCAAATTACGATACTCCGCTATTATTTATGGGTAATTAGGTGCTTTCTAATTTACCACATGCTATATCACACTGTATAATACGACCATCTTTTACGTTAGTTTTAGACCAACTAGATTCTACTTGAGTAAACCAAGAAATTGCATCTTGTAATGTGTTTTCATTTAAGTTGTTATTTTTAACTATAGGTGCTATTTGTTTATTAACAAAACCATGCCATCCTTTATTATAGGAATGTGGCGAAAAACCCATATAACAACAAGGATAAACACGACCATCTGCTGCAATATAAATTGATCTTTCTTTCTTTGTAAAGCAACTTAACTTTCTGTTTGGATCATATGGTGGATATGTAAATGTATTTTCTGTGTTGGCATGAAATTCAAGAATCTCTGATAAACTAGTATGTGCCTTCCAATCACCCATGACATGAACTAAATTACCTTTTCTATCAAATACAGGTCCGCTGTTTCGTCCATGATCTTCTAAATTGAAACCACGAAAACCGCATTCTATACTTCGCTGTTTTGCGTCTTCAATTTGGTGTTTATTATGTTCAAATCTAATCATTTTCCATATTGCAATACCACCAGTTGACATAAATGTTTGAGCATTTTCAATTATTTTGTTAAAGTCAGTATCTTGGCGGTATAAATGATGTGTATCTTCTAGCCCATCTAAACAAAATTCTATCTTAATATTTTTTATTTTGCCTAACTCACTCCAAAACTCAACATTTCTAGCACTACCATTTGTGCTTATTTGCACAAATAAACTAGGATTGTGTTGTTTGAAATATTTTATAATATCTAAACTTTCTAAGTTAGAAGTAAAATCACCAAAGTTACCATTTATTAAAATCATATGTAATTGTTTTATAAACTGCGGACTTAATGATTTTTTTATTAATTCTAGTGACAAACTAGTTTCTTCATAACCACGATTATATGGATAACCATATAAATTTCTAGGACATAGTGGACATCTTGCATTGCATAAACTACTAAACTCCATATGCAAATGTTTTATATCTTGGTAGTTTATCATTTTTTTATTTACGATAATTAAAAGCATAAATTATATTATAGGCACACACAGGCATCAAAGGCAATAAATGAAATTACCAAATAACGCACAGGCACAATGTGAATCATTATTAAAACAATTTAGACGAACAATACCAGATGATACGGTTTATAGCGAACGGCTTGTCGAAGAAATAGAAATCATACTGGCTTTAAGATTTACAGAATACTTTTTACAAATCCGCGAAATATTAGATATGACTGCTGACCTGCCGCACATGACTCGTGGTAGCGCAGGCAGCAGTTTAGTTTGTTGGGCACTTGGTATTACAGATGTTGATCCTATAAAGTGGGATATACCACTATCACGATTCTTAAATCCACACCGTGATGATTTGCCAGATATTGATATTGACTATCCACACTGGGCACAGAGTATCGTTATGGAACGTATATTCAAACGCTGGCCTGGCAAAAGTGCAAGAATTAGTAATTATGTAACATTTAAGGAAAAAAGTGCCAAGCGTGAAGCCGCTCGTCGGCTTGGTGCTACTGGCAGATTGCCTCGCAACTTTAAGTATGATGATCTTGATATTGACATAGGGGAGGCCATTCGTATTGAAAAAAAGTTGCTTGGCAAGAAACGCGCCATCTCAAAACACTGTGGTGGCATACTTGTGTTCAAACACAATCTACCTAAAAGTCTAATAAATGCTGATAATCAGATATTATTAGACAAGCATGAAGTAGAAGACCTTGAACACTTAAAAGTTGATGTGTTAGCCAATCGTGGGCTAAGCCAACTTTATGAAATAGAACCTAATATGGGTTTGGAAGATTATCCTGATTGTGATGAGGATACTATACGACTACTATGCAACGGCGATGTGTTAGGTGTAACGCAAGGCGAATCACCTGCAATGCGACGATTATTCCGTGCAATACAACCAAAGTCACGCAGCGATTGTGTATTTGCAACAGCACTTATACGTCCTGTTGCTACAACGGGTCGCCAGAAAGCCAGTTTCTTTCATGATTGGACAGAAAAGAGACTAGAAGAAAGTATTGTTTACGAAGATGATGCTATCAAAAAAATAAGCAAACTTATTGGTTGTGATATCTATGAAGCAGATATGTATCGTCGTGCATTTGCTAAAAAGAATGAAGAAAAAGTTTATGAGTTTATGCATCGTATGGGCACACACCCAAACAAAGGTGAGATTATAGATGAACTTTATCAACTTGGTAATTTTGGGCTGTGTCGTGCACATGCTGTAAATCTTGGTAGATTGATATGGGCATTAGCATATCAAAAAACACATAATCCAAAAGCATTTTGGGCAGCATGTTTGAAACACTGCGAAGGCAGTTATCGCCGTTGGGTTTATAAGTGCGAAGCAAAACGTGCTGGTTGGGACTTGCGTGAACTAGGATATAATTATAGTTTGCTAAATGATCCTATATATGAATATAGAAAATATGGATGGTGGGGTGATGCCGCTTTTTTACCAGGTTTTTATTGTGCTAATCAATATCTGGACCGTTTTGAATTTGCTGGTCTTGTTGCCAATGGTCGTGTATTTAAGGGAGAAGGCGGGAAGTACATTACCTTTCTTACACTCGGAATTGACAACGGAAAATATATTGACTTATTGGTCAAAGGTCCAGTAGCATATCATGACTATGATGTTGTTTGCGGCGTTGGAAAAGTAAGGACTAGCAACGGCAGTCAGTATATTGAATGTCAAAATGTGCGCACATTAAAGCTAGAAAAGTTTAACTCTTCTGCTTAAGATTGTTTAGCATTTGTTTTAGTGCACTACTATTAACATCAGCAACAATTTTACCTGGTTGATCTTCTGGCACTGCTTCTGTAGTTGGCTTAACACTGCTGCCACTCTTGATGCTTGCAAAAATACTACTGCTTTGTTTCTTGAACTGTTGATACTCGGCGTCTTCTGCCAAATCACGAATACGCAAACTATCAATATCAAACTCAAGTTCAATCTTTTGACCAACGCCACTACTCGAACGAGTCTTCATTAGCTGTAATTGATATTTGCCGTGTTCGCGCATACTACGACTTGTAAAGATACCAAACAAATTATCTGCGGTGTTAATTTTACTAATACCACCACTAATATGGCTATGATCAAACTCTACTTCTTCAACAGATGCACGGTTTAACTGTGATGCTGTAACGAGTAGAATATCCATTTCTTTTGCAAAGTTACGGATTTCTTCACTTACATATTTGTCTTTAACAAACAAATCACTAGGACTTACACGTGTGCTTACTGGCATGAGCAAATCAAGATAGTCAATCATTACAAAATCAACGCGACGACCGCTGCGTATTTGTAGTTCTTTGATATATGAACGCACATCGTTAATATTGCTTTGTGCTGGCATATACTTAATTTGCAACTTACCACTTTTCTTACCAAGCATTTTAACTTTGACTTCAATATCTTCCATGTTTTTGAAAATATCACGTGATGGTGTATTTGTAAGCATACCATCAATACGCATAGCCGTTAAGTCTTCACTAAGTTCTAGCGTAATATAAACACCATTAAGACCAGCAAGTATCCAATTACATGCTATATTTTGCATGAATAATGATTTACCACTACCACTACCACCAGCAAAGATATTCAATTCACCACGATTAAATCCGCCATATAGTTTCTGATCAAGTGTTTTCCAACCTGTGCTTGTTTGCCCATTATTATCTTTGATACGTGTAAGACGTGATATAGGGTCTTCAAAATAATCTGTGCCTAAATCTTTTGTTAAACTAATTTGCACCGCATCTTTGATAATCTTTTCAACAGGATCAAAATCACCTTTCTCCAACATATCAGCAGCTTTAAGAATAGCACGTTCAAGTTCTTTTTGCTTGGTAAACCCTTCAAACTCTTCTAAAAACCAACTAGTATGGTCATCTGTAATGCCTGGTATAGATTGAAAACTATTATTAGTTGCCGCATTAATTTGTTCATACAGCGGCATGATAGTATGTTTTTCACAGTGTTCTTTAATAAACTTTGCAGCATTCTGTAAACTGCGGTCAAAGTTATTAGGGTTGAATATGTTTTGCACACGCACATAACTTTGTGGATCAGCAAGCATCATTTCAATAAAAAGTTTTTGAACTTGTGCATCGTAATTCTTTGACATCTAGTAATTATACCTCAAATCTTATCACAAAGTCAAAACCATTTTTTTGACATTAACTGTATTTTAAGCGTATTGCTTTGAACGCCGTCTAATATACTACGCATGGTAAACAACTGACCATACTTAGCGACAGAATCTGCGGTGTCTTTTATGCCTGCGCCCCATTCTGGAAATGCTACACTCCAACCGTATTTTAGCGCAGCATTAACCATAGCCATGCCTGCTTTATCACGATCAGGCACAACAATAATATCACGGTCAAGTGTTTCAATAACCTGCGCTTGTTCATCATTTATTTCATTACTACAGATTGCAAGAGCATTAATTGCAACTGCATCTAGTAACCCCTCAACAACAATACAAAACTTTGCATCTGCACGTTGGCGGTCATATCCCCATATCATATTACTTGGATAGTTAGAGAAGTATTTTATCTTTTTCTTACCATCTTCAAATAATCTACCACTGTATCCCATAGATTTATTTTTCCAAGTAAATGGAACTAGCACACGGTTACGCAGTGGCGCATCATCTGTCCAATAAAACTCATGTAACTTATCACCAAAGCCACGAGTATCAAGATAGTTAATAGCGGCTTCCAAACTGTTGTAATCTTCTTCATTAATATATCCATCATTTAGCCAACTTGTAATAGGACGACCAGGACAAGTGTCACGTGGTTCATACGTAGGCAGTTCTCGTGACTCAACTATAACTGGTTGTGTAGTTTCTTGACTTATAGCAAAAAGTGCAAGACGACCTATGACTTCTTCGCTCATACCAAGCCAGTTCATCCAACGGCGCATTTTATAATTCAAACGACGACCTGGTTGCCAACTGCATGTATAATGACAATTAAAGCAGTGATAATTTACACCGCCTTCTGTTGTTGGATGAACACCACCACGACCACGAGTATCAGCCCCATGTCCTAAATGAACACAACATGGTGCATTAAAACTAATCCATCCACTAGGAGTAGTTTTGCGCTTATATGGCAAATTGTTCAATATTTGGTCAGTAATTTCCATTAAACTAATATAACAGATTTATAACAATCTGTCAAGGACGATAATAGATATAATTAAGCGCACCACTTGTTTGTGTTAATTTAAGTCGTATAGCACGATATTTGCCTTGAAAATTAAAGTAATTAGTTCCAGTAAAATTATTAAGCGTTACCGTATTAACTGTTGTATAACTATTGCTATCAACCGTGCTCTTTACATCTAAACTTGCTTGTAATTCTACATTTCCTGTAAAAGCATTACCTTGATATTGTACAGTTTGATAAACTGCGCTACCGCGAACATAATTAGCAGTTAAAAAACTATTTGTATAACAAACATTCATATAGTTTGTATCACTATTGTTACTATATACAAAACTATTTTGGTTATAACTTGGCGTAAATTGTGGATATACGGCATCTAATATTCTTGCTTGACCTTGTGCATTATAATTGTCATCGCTAAAAACAATTTCTTGATCGCCTTCGCCATTTGTAATTACGATGCTATAATTATAAAGACCGTTATTAATATTGTCTAATAAACTGCCCTCTATAAGACAAGTTGCTATACTATCACGAGTATAAATTAAATCTAATTTACGACTAAACACTAATTCTTTTGTAGTCGGATCAATTAAATTAAATAAAACTGTGCTTTGTAAAAGGCTCACTGGTTTTTGGTCGCTGT